GTCGCTATTTTGTCCCGTGTCCGCACTGCGATCACCGCCAGTGGCTACGCTTCGAGCAGTTACGCTGGGAGAAGCACCAGCCGGAGACCGCTGTCTATGTCTGCGAATCCTGTGACCAGACTATCCCGGAGCACCATAAAACCTGGATGCTGGAACAAGGGGAGTGGCGAAGCACCGCAATAGTCGGCGCTGGCAGGACGGCGGGTTTTCACCTGTCATCGCTCTACAGCCCTGTTGGCTGGCGCAGTTGGACAGATATTGCCACCGCCTGGGAGGCTGCCGTGAATCGGGACAGCGGTTCAGCAGCGGCGATCAAAGCCTTCAAGAATACGGAACTGGGCGAGACGTGGGTCGAGGAAGGCGAAGCCCCAGACTGGCAGCGACTGATTGAACGACGCGAAGACTATCGAATCGGATTTATTCCCTCTGGCGGCCTGCTGTTGACCGGCGGTGCTGACGTGCAGAAGGATCGCATCGAAGCCTCGGTCTGGGCCTTCGGCCGTGGCAAGGAAGCCTGGCTCATCGAGCATCGGGTGCTGATGGGCGATACCGCACGCGCCGATGTTTGGCGCGACCTGGCAAACGTACTACAGGAATCATGGACGCACGAATCGGGCTGTCTGATTCCGCTGGCGCGTTTTGCGCTGGACACCGGCTATGCGACGCAGGAAGCCTATGCCTTTGTGCGGTCGGCACGTGACCCCCGTCTGATGCCTGTCAAGGGTATCGCTCGGGGTGCTGCCCTGATCGGTACGCCCACTGCCGTAGATGCCACAGCCAATGGGAAGAAGCTGCGCCGTGGCATCAAGGTTTTCCCGGTGGCGGGAGGCATTGCCAAGCTGGAGTTTTATAACAACCTGCGCAAGAGCGCGGATGTAGGAGAGGACGGTATCACAGCGACCTATCCCGCAGGATACGTGCATCTACCCAGGGTCGATGGTGAATTCGTGCAGCAACTTTGCGCAGAACAGCTGGTGACCCGCCGCGACCGCAATGGCTTCGCTCATCGCGAGTGGCAAAAGCTGCGTGAGCGCAACGAAGCACTCGATTGCTATGTGTATGCCCGCGCTGCAGCGGCGGCGGCTGGGCTGGATCGTTTCGAGGAGCGACATTGGCGCGAGTTGGAAAAACAACTGGGCGGCACGCCTGCTTCAGCGCTGTCGGATTCGACAACCCCAACCTTTGATGCCTCCCTACAAGCTGGCCCCGCCCGCTCTAAACCTCAAACTGCACGCAGAGTCGTGCGCAGCCGCTGGATGACTTGATGACCACCTACACTGAAGAACATGCCCAGGCCTTGCGTGAAGCACTGGCCAGTGGCGAGCACCGTGTCAGCTATGACGGCAAAAGCATCGAGTACCGCTCGGTGTCTGACCTCAAGGCCGCATTGATGGAAGTCGAATCGGTTCTGGCTCGGCAATTGGGCATTTCCAAGTCACGCCAGATTCGCGTGAATACGGCAAAGGGGCTGTAATGGGCTGGTTAAAAACAATTCAGCGCCGACTTTTGGGCAATTTGGCTGGCAGCACTCCTACCTATGACGGTATCGGCGCAGGGCGCCGCGCCATTGCGTGGTCGGTCGGCAATCCTGGTGCTATCGCTGCACTACTTACTACCCAGAATGAGTTGCGCGCCAAAAGCCGTGATCTGGTGCGACGCAATGCCTGGGCCAATGCCGCGCTGGAATCCTATGCTGCCAATGCCATCGGCACCGGAATCAAACCGCAATCCATGATCATCGATCCTGCGCTGCGCGAGGGTATTCAGTCCCTCTGGCGTGATTGGACAGAAACGGCGGATGCGGCTGGCCTGACCGACTTCTATGGGCTCCAGGCAATGGCCTGCCGCGCCATGCTCGAAGGGGGTGAAGCTTTGGTGCGCATTCGCTACCGTCGCCCCGAAGATGGTTTGCCTGTGGCGATGCAACTACAGGTGCTTGAACCCGAGCATTTGCCCGTAACGATGAACACAACCGCCGACAACGGCAATCTGATCCGCGCCGGCATCGAGTTTGACCGGCTGGGCAGGCGGGTTGCCTACCACTTGTATCGCAGCCACCCAGAGGACGGCGCGTTTAGCGTCATGTCGTCCGGCAGCAGCTTGGAAATTGTCCGTGTTGACGCCGCCGAGATCATCCATTTATTCCGTCCACTGCGCCCCGGACAGATTCGTGGAGAGCCTTGGCTGGCACGCGCATTGGTGAAATTGAATGAGCTTGACCAGTACGACGATGCCGAGCTGGTGCGCAAAAAAACAGCTGCCATGTTTGCCGGTTTCATCACTCGCATGGCTCCCGAAGACAATTTAATGGGCGAAGGCCCATCGGATCCTAACGGTATCGCGATGGCCGGCCTTGAGCCCGGCACGATGCAAATTCTGGAGCCCGGCGAGGATGTGAAATTCTCGCAACCTGCCGACGTAGGCGGCTCCTATTCGGAGTTTCTGCGCATGCAGTTTCGCGCCGTGGCGGCAGCCATGGGCGTCACCTATGAACAACTGACCGGTGACCTGACGCAGGTCAACTACTCCTCGATCCGGGCTGGCCTGCTGGAATTCCGTCGCCGGGTGGAGTCTTTGCAACATGGCGTCATCGTCCATCAACTTTGCCGACCGATCTGGCGCGCCTGGATGGAACAGGCTGTCCTCGAAGGCGCATTGGTGTTGCCGGGGTTTATCCGTGGCGGCCCTGTAAAGCGACGCCAGTATCTGGCTTGCAAGTGGATTCCACAGGGCTGGCAATGGGTGGACCCAAAGAAAGAGTTCGACGCCATGCTTACCGCCATTCGGGCCGGGCTGCTGTCCCGCTCGGAAGCGATTTCGGCCAACGGCTATGACGCCGAGGATGTGGATAGAGAGATTGCGGCCGATAACGCCCGTGCCGATGCGCTGGGCCTTGTGCTCGAGAGCGACCCTCGTCACGACAAGGTGCCGGCCCCTACAGCATCCGTAACGTCCAGTGCGGCATCACAAGCTTCGCAACAAGACTTCGAGAGTCCCTGATATGTTATTGCCTCATCTCGCGTCCCGTCTGTACGGGACGCCGCTTCTGGTCGCCCGCTCCAAGCTGGACATCATTTTGGCTGTGCTGGGAGACCGTATTGGCTGGCCCGCGACACAAGCGGAATTTCCCTCGCTGCCACTACCACCGCGCCAGTCTGCTCCTGCATCCTCGTCGATAGCCATCATCCCGGTTCACGGCACGCTGGTTCGTCGCTCCCTCGGGTTGGAGGCCGCTTCAGGTCTCATGTCTTACGGCGATATTGCCGCGATGCTTGATGACGCGCTGGCTGATCCGAGCGTCACCGGCATCCTGCTTGATGTGGATTCGCCAGGCGGCGAGGCCGGTGGCGTTTTTGAACTTGGTGAACGCATTCGTGCCGCCGATGCGATCAAACCGGTCTGGGCGGTTGCGTCGGACTCCGCTTTTTCTGCTGCTTATGCCATCGCCTGTGCCGCCTCACGGATCACGGTTACGCGCACCGGTGGCGTGGGGTCGATTGGCGTTATTGCCATGCACGTCGATCAGACGGTCCGTGATGCGCAGGAAGGCTACCGCTACACCGCCATCACTGCCGGGTTGCAAAAGAATGATTTCTCACCGCATGAGATGCTCACCGGCGAAGCCCATGCCCGACTCCAAGCTGAGGTGGATCGGCTCTACGGCCTCTTTGTTAATCACGTGGCCCAGATGCGTGGCCTTGACCCCAATGCCGTTCGGGCCACCGAAGCCGGGCTGTATTTCGGTCCAGATTCCATTGCTGCTGGTCTGGCCGACGCCGAGGGTAGCTTCGACGGCGTACTCGACGAGTTCGCATCCTTCCTCGCCGCTCGCAATGATCTCAGTGTGCGGCGGCGGGTTACAGAAGCCATCATGCCGAAGACGGAAAACCTGCCTGCGCAGATTCATGTGCAACGCCATTCTCAACCCCGCAATCCACTTTTAAAGGAGCTCACCGCAATGCAACAACCCACTGAACACACTTCGCTCACTGACGAACTCTTGCCAGATAGAGAGCAACAAGACACCCCGACCCAGGACGAGACTATGCAATCGGCAAT